ATGTGTGCAATATCTTTTTACTCCATCGTAATCATCGCTTTTTAAAACTTCTCTAATACGCATTTCAACAGACAACTGTAATTCTACAGGTGGCTCTTCTAATTCAATGTTGAGAAATTTATCTTTAGCCATTAGTTTAATTTAGGAAACAAATTTTGCTCAAGCAAATCAACCAATTTATCGTCTACGGTATTTGAGGTCTGCTTTACAAAAGCACGACATAAATCAACCACAAGTCTTTTGCATGCTGTCGTTGAAAGAAAGCGTAATAGTATAGGCTTTAGTATTTTGTACATAGTTTGTTAGTTTTTCCAAACATAGCACACGTTATTGTATCTTGCCTTCTATTTTACTAACTGCTTCTGAAAGTTTATTTAGACGATAGTATATATCTCTTATGTCACGTTCTCTACGGCTACTCATGTTAGATAAAACCATAACAAGTGCTGTAGCAGATGCGCCTATTAATGCTGCGTATACTTCTGGCATTGCTTTGATTTGCGATTATGTATAGTATGACTAATAAACTCTATTATGGAAGACGAGAAAGAAAACAAAGTTGAGACTATTGTTAAGGTTGCTATCTTAATATGGTCTGCTGCACTTTTAACACTTTCATACTGGGAACCACCTAGTGGTAAAAAGATTGTGGATTTTGATCCAACTTTTATAGCCAGCATCTTCAGTGCTTCTACAGCTTCGCTGGGCTTAAGTATTGGTAAGAAAGGTAACAACAATTCATCTACACAATCTCCTACAATACCTACAAAAGATACAAAAAAGTAACATGAAAAAATTTGTTTTATTTATTTTACTTGCATTACCAGTATCTGTTAATGCTAATCCTATACCTACTTGGACTACTGGTTCTAGCAACCGTACCGAGAATACTACTCAGACAATAGATCGCACTATAGTTACTGAGAAATACGGATCAGCATTAAATACATGGGAAGCTACAAACATTACTGCTACATCAGCAACCAGCGGTGGTATAACTGCTGAAGATGTAGTCTTCACTCCTACTGATACTGATGCTGAATGGACACTCAGCATTACTACAAGGGCTGCTAGTGCTATTACAGAACAGATTACACAAACAGATGATATTACGACCACAAGCGTTATTACTAGCTTGTCTGTGTTTAGTCAGTAATTCTGCTAAAGCAGAAGGTGGCACTGATGTCATCGCACAACCAAATGCTGTTGGTAATTCTAGTATTATCAACCAAAATATGAATATCAATAATGGCATGACAGGGAAACAGCAGTTTAATAATTTAGTTTGTAGCCAACCAACAATGGCAATTACTCCATTCTATACAGGTAACGAAGCAGAAAATCCTAATCCAGAAAAACCTACTTATAGTATTAATCAGGGCTGGGGTGTTCAATTAAGTTGGATGATCCCACTAGGAAATGATAATTCTACTTGTTCAGAATTAGCAGCCGTAAAGCTAAAGTTAGCCAAAGAAGAACTAGAAAAAAATATATACGATAAAAATTTGGTGCGGATTTTAAAATGTCAACAACTGCACGCATCGGGATACATGATAAATCCTAAGTCGGAATACGCATTCCTATGTGCTGATGTTATAAATATCCAAGCTTACGTCAAGGCTAATCAGGATTCTTTTGACGATCTGTAATTTCTTTTTTTAATACCTTTTTAAATATTTTTGTCATTACTTTTTTAAGTTGATTAATTACGGATTGCAAAACAATGCTTCCTGTTACAGCAGCCGTAGCACTAACTCCACTAGCTATTACACTTGATGCAATCACTTCCGGGGCAGGTACTGGAAATTCATAATTAATAAATGGTATATTAAACGTAGCTACCCCTTCTTCACTTGATAAAGTTTCTATGGTTTTTGGCAAGTTGCTCGGTACTTGCGGTGGTGATATTGGTGATACTTCCTCCTCTGAAGATGATGATTCTTCTGAAACAGAAGATTCCTGATTTTGAAGTCCCCCCTGTACCTGTTCCAGAGAAGGTAGAAGTAGAGGATCTAGGTATGGAACTTCCGCTACAGGTGGATAAAAAATTGTTTTAGGTGGTATTAATATATTATTTGTATCAGGCAAATTTATTTCTGGATAGTCCACTAATTATTTAGTATTTTATACACATTAATAACGCAATATTTTTAGGTCTACTTTCATTACCACCATCATTTGCTGTTGTAGTAGATACTGTAATACCTGTTGATTGTCCATTAATAGAAATACCAGTTTGTTTAGTTTGTGATCTACCTCGGTTGGGTGGATTATTTACACCCCAAATATTATAACCTTCATATTTTCCTGATGGCCCAGTACCACTTCCTGGATAGTTAGATGTAGTTAAGTTAGAAGTAGCTTGGTTTTGATTCGCTCCAGCATTACCTGATCTAAATTCAAAGTGATAATGACCATTATCAGTAATACCATGACTATGATTAGATTCATTTACAGATGAAGTTGCTGTATGATTGTGTTCTTTATTTTGATCAGTTTGATTGCTTAGTAATAACCTACCGCTATCAGTACCTTTTCCATCATCAAAACCTCTAATAAACTCACCTCTTAAATCAGGCAAAGCTGATCCTACTACTGCGTATAACGCAGAGAAATCATGAGTAACACCTTGCACTGTACCTGTTCCGTTTGGAATTGTATCACCGTTGGCTTTTAAATAACCTGCAGGTGCATTTGCACCAGCGTAAGTAATAACAGTTCCTACTGGTGTAAAAATAACAGCACTATTTATTTTTGCCTGTGTTATTGCACCATCAGCTATTTTTGCTGTAGTCACTCCGTCTGAGGTTCCAGTTGAGTTAGCTAACTTAGCTGTTGTTACGTTTAAATCAGCTACTTTCGCAGTTGTAATTGCATTGTCACGTATATGGTTGGTCGTAACTGCTCGTTTAGTGTCATCAGTAGTATCTGAACTTAAATCAGCAGTGTTTATACTGTTATCTTTAAACGCACTAGCTTCAGTTAAACCCATAAATTAATATTTAATACACATTAAAAGAGCGACATTTCTTGGTCTAGTTTCAGCGTGTAAATCACCGTTACCATTGTCTTGAGTTTGTGGATCTAATCTTGTGAAACGTCCTAAAGGATAGCTATTGTCATCGTTTTTATTGTTACTGCCAGCATCGGCAAATAATCCATATTCTTGTGAAGGACTACCATCAGTACCACTAAAGTTTCTATCATCAACGGCTCCACGAGAAATCCAATGTCTATGAGATTTAATTAAATCAGATTGACTTGTTCTAATAGTTCTACCAGCATCAACTGCAGTACCAGTTCTATTATCTGCCCAACCCCTTACAAATTCTCCCCTTAAATCTGGCAATGTAGCACCTACAATTGCGTACAATGCTGAAAAATCAGCAGTAGTTTGTTGTACTGTGCCAGTGCCATTAGGTATGGTATCACCATTAGCTTTTAAATATCCATCTGGAGCAGTAGAGCCTGCAAATGTTATTACAGTACCAACTGGTACTAATCCACGACCTTGATCAGGTAAGGTTGTTGTACCAGTAACAGACAAGTTGCCTGTCACATCAAGACCACTACTAATATCAACATGATCTATTAAATCAATATGACCATCATTTCTAATAATTATTTTGCCTGACCCATCAGCTCTAATTTTAAATTCTCCCGCAGAAACTTTTATATCAAAATCTGGGTCAGCATCTGATTCTGTTAAAATTATGTTTGGGGCATTGTTAGTTATTGATAAACTTCCAGTAGCTGTAATATTTCCTGTTACGTCAATACCACCTGTAAAATCGTGATTACCTGTAGAAGTAATTGGCCCATCACTTGCAACTTCTACTTTTGCTGTACCGTTTTCTATTTTTGTAGCGTCAACAGCAGTAGTTGATATTGAAGTAACAATACCTTTTGAGTTAACAGTAATTACAGGAATAGCTGTACTTGAACCAGAAGTTCCAGCAGTTACGCCAGAGTCAGCTAGTTTACTGTTTGTTATAGCAGCAGATGCGTTTATATCATCATTGATTATTTTGCCGTCCTTAAACGCACTGGCTTCTGTTAACCCCATGATTAAAATGCAACACCAGTAGCTTGTGTTGGTGTGTTAATTAAATCAATCTCTGCTTTTAGATCAGTTTCAATTTTTGTAACTCCATCTGTTCCAAGATAATCTTTAACCCAAGTAATCATTGTTGCACTGTCAGGAGTTTTCTTAGATTCATCGTAAGCAACAAATTCAGAAGGTAATGACTTAGGTTTAGTATATGTAACCTCACCTGTATGTCTTGCTTTTTCTTCTGTGCCATCCATCCCTTTTACCCGATAGACAACATTTGTAAAATAACCATCGGCAACATCTCTTTTACAAGCTGTGCCGTTAATTTCCCAAGTAAAAGTAATTGCCATGAGTTTTTAAATGTTTGTTTATAGTTTAACCTTACATTATGTAATTACACCATCAATATTTGCAAGATTTTTTACAAGTTCTTGATTAGCAAAAATTTTTAAATTAATGTTATTTAATTGTTGCTGTAATTCTTGACTTGTTTTGCTATCAGTTTCAATTTCACTTTTAGCTTTGTCAAGTAATTCTTGTGGTGTCATAAAATAAAGTATTTGTAATAATCATACCAATGTGTCAAGCATTTGTCGTTTATTGTTTCCAAGTACTTGATACGTTAGTATTTAATTCATCAAGTTCTTTCCAAGTACCGTTTACATTTACAAAGCCATTAGTAAAAGATTTCCATTCATTAGTTACATATACATGACCATCAAATCCTAGTCCTCTGTAAAAAACTGGCATTCCACCATCAAGATTATTTAAACCAAAAGGGCTTTTACCTTTTGCCATTACTTTTGTATATGGCAGGCCACCATCTTGTGTTGCTAAATTTAAAAGATTTGATCTACTCTGCAACGGCATTTTCTTCCTCCTCTGTTTTGTAGGATGACACGCATTTATCTATCATTTCATCTGAAGGTTCTGTAGGAAAAACAAAAGACAAGGTATGTTCGCCTTTGTTAATACAGACAGACCAATCACCACCGATATTTTTATATTTTCTTAAAAGTTTATAGGTCATGGTGCTTGTGTAAGTGAAATACTATCAACGTATCCAGTATAAGAGTTACCTCCAAATGCTTCTGCATTGATATAAATAATACCGCTACTGATTGGAGTAAAAGTTAAAGTAACTTCTTGCCAGGTATCAGCGTTAGCCGACATATTAGCAACGTAATCTTGAGAAACGTGTGGGTAAGATTTTCTAAAATCTACTTTTAATCTCA